GGGGACCCTGTGGGCCGAGGTAAGGGCGGGCACGGGACGCGACGCACCGGTGGAGGAATTTACCCGCGCCTCGGTGACCTATCGGATCACCGTGCGCGGCGCGCCCCTGGGGGCCGAGCAGCGCCCGCGCCCCGAGCAGCGCTTTCGCGACGGCACGCGATTGTTCCGAATTCTGGCTGTGACCGAGCGGGACGCGGCGGGCCGGTACCTGCTGTGCTTTGCCCGCGAGGAGGGAACACCATGAGTTATGGACAGGCGGCGGCCCTGCAGGCAGCGGTGTATCAGCACCTGTCCGCCCTGCCGGAGCTGGCCGGCATCCCGGTGGTGGATGCGATCCCCAAGGGGCAGGGGGGGAGCAGCTTCGTTCTGATCGGCAGCGAGGAGGTGCGCGATCAGTCGGATGCCAGCGGGTCCGGGGCCGAGCACCGGTTCACGGTCAGCGTGATTAGCGAGGCGGCGGGGTTCAACGCCGCAAAGGACATGGCGGTGGCCATTTCCGACGCGCTGAACACTGCGGCCCTGGAGCTGAGCCGGGGGCGTTTGGTGGGGCTGTGGTTTCAGCGCGCCACGGCGCGCAGGCGGGATGATGGCCGGGTGCGGCGCATCGACATGACCTTCCGGGCGCGCGTCGAGGACTGAGGGCGCGCCGGGCGGATAACGAAACATCTGAGGAGAGCAGCGGGATGCCTGTCCAGAACGGCAAGGACCTTTTGATCAAGCTTGACCTGTCGGGGTCGGGGCAGTTCGAGACAGTGGCGGGGTTGCGCGCCACGCGGATCAGTCTGAATGCGGAACCGGTGGATGTGACCAGCCTGGACAGCCCGGGCGGCTGGCGCGAACTGCTGGCGGGGGCCGGCGTGAAATCGGCATCCCTCAGCGGATCCGGGGTATTCCGCGACGCGCAGACCGATGCCCGTGCCCGGCAGGTGTTCTTTGCGGGCGGGATGCCGGACTTTCAGGTGATCGTGCCGGATTTCGGGACGATCGAGGGGCCGTTCCAGATCACGGCGCTGGAGTATGCAGGGACCTTTGACGGCGAAGCGACCTATGAATTGACGCTGGCCTCGGCCGGTCTGCTGACCTTCGTGGCACTGTGATGGCGAACCCCTGGGCCGGTGAAGTGACCATAACGCTGAATGGTGAGGCGCATGTGGCACGGCTGACGCTGGGTGCCTTGGCAGAGCTTGAGGCTGCGATGGAGGCGGGAAGCCTGGTGGATCTTGTCGAGCGGTTCGAGCAGGGGCGGTTTACCACGCGGGACGTGATGGCGCTGATCGTGGCGGGCCTGCGTGGCGGAGGCTGGTGCGGCACGGCGGAGGATCTTCGCACGGCGGAAATCGCCGGTGGCCTTGGCGGGGCTGCGCGGCTGGCGGCAGACTTGCTAGCGCGGGCCTTTGCGCTGCCCGACCCGGCGTCCGGCAGGACATGAGCGGGATCGATTGGACAGGCCTGATGCGGCTGGGGATCGGGCAGCTTGGGCTGGCCCCCGAGGTGTTCTGGCGCCTGACCCCGGCAGAGCTGCAGATGCTGGCTGGCCCTGACCTGGCGGGGCCGGCCCCGTTTACGCGGGCCCGGCTGGAGGCATTGGCGCGGTCCTTTCCGGACAGGATGAAGGGGGAGTGGGATGATCGAGATCGACACTTTGTCAGAGAAGATCGCGGCCCTTGAGGGCGCCTGTGTGGCGACGGCGGGCGGGATCGGGGGCCTGAGCGGCGAGCTTGGGAAGATGCAGGGCGGGATTGCCCAGGCAGGTCGCGAGGTGACCCAGCTGTCGAGCGGGATCGGCACCGGACTGCGCCGCGCCTTTGATGGTCTTGTCTTTGACGGCACCAAGCTGTCGGACGCGCTGCAGGGGATCGGAAAATCCCTGTCCGATACCGCCTATCGCATGGCGACCCGGCCCGTCACCGATGCGCTGAGCGGCCTTGTGGCGAAAGGGGTTGGCGGGCTGCTGTCGGCGGTCACGCCCTTTGCCAAAGGCGGGGTGATCGCGCAGGGCCGCGTCACGCCCTTTGCGCGCGGCGGCGTCGTGACAGGCCCCACCGGCTTTGCGATGCGCGGCGGGCAGGGTCTGATGGGCGAGGCCGGGCCGGAAGCCATTCTGCCGCTGTCGCGGGGGGCCGATGGCCGCCTTGGCGTTCAAAGCGCCGGGGGCGGCGGCAGGGGTGTTTCGGTGGTGATGAACGTCTCAACGCCCGATGTGCAGGGGTTTGAGCGCAGTCAGGGACAGATTGCCGCGCAGGTCAACCGGATGCTGGCACGTGGCCAGAGGAACAGATGAGGGCACGCAATGGGATTTCACGAGGTGCGGTTCCCGGTGAACCTGAGTTTCGGATCGTCCGGCGGGCCGGAGCGGCGGACGGAGATTGTGACGCTGACAAACGGTCATGAAGAGCGCAGCACGCCCTGGGAACATTCGCGCCGCCGCTATGATGCGGGGCTGGGACTGCGCAGCCTGGACGATCTGGGTGAGGTCATCGCCTTTTTCGAGGCGCGGCGCGGCCAGCTTCACGGCTTTCGCTGGAAAGACTGGGCGGATTTCAAGTCGGCAGTCTCTTCACAGCCGGTCACGCCGCAGGACCAGTTCATCGGACAGGGGGACGGGATGCGGACAAGCTTTGCACTGAGCAAGACCTATGTTTCGGGCGTGGGCACCTATCAGCGCCCGATCGCGAAGCCGGTGGCGGGATCGGTGCGCGTGGCGGTCGGCGGAGTGGAAACGGCAATTGGCCAGGACTGGACGCTGACGGCCACGACCGGGACCGTGACCTTTGCCGTGGCCCCCGCCTTGGGGGCCGTCATCTCGGCAGGGTTCGAATTCGATGTCCCGGTGCGATTTGATGCGGACCGCATCCAGACCTCGATCGATGCGTTTCAGGCGGGGGAGGTGCCCTCGGTGCCGGTGGTGGAGCTGCGCGTCTGATGGCGGGGCGCGAGGATCTGCTGGCGCATCTTGCGGGGGGCGGTGCAACCCTGTGCCGGGCCTGGGCGATCCGGCGCCGGGACGGCGCGGTGCTGGGCTTTACCGATCACGACCGCGACCTGAGTTTTGACGGGATTTCCTTCCGGGCCGGGACGGGCATGACGGCGCGCGCCCTGATGCAGACCACCGGCTTTGCCGTCGACAATACGGAAGCGGTCGGTGCGCTGAGCAGCGCCGCCGTCACCGAGGCCGATCTGATGGCAGGGCGCTATGATGCGGCCGAGGTTCGCTGCTGGCTGGTCAACTGGAGCGATGTCGGGCAGCGTCTGCTGCAGTTTCGCGGGTCTTTGGGCGAAATCATCCGGTCCGGGGGCGCGTTCCGCGCCGAGTTGCGGGGCCTGACCGAAGCCCTGAACCAGCCGCAAGGCAGGGTCTTTCAGCGCGACTGCGCTGCCATTCTGGGCGATGCGCAATGCCGCTTTGATCTGAATAGGCCCGGGTTTTCGGTTGAGGGGGTCGTCGAGACGCATAGGGAGGGGCGCGTTTTCGGGTTTGCCGGCCTGGCGGGCTTTGCCGGGGGCTGGTTCGAGAAGGGCCGGGCGCGGCTGCTGGACGGTGAGGCGCGCGGGGTCATCGGGCTGATCAAGTTCGATCGGATCGACGACGGTCGGCGGGTTATCGAGCTTTGGGACCGCATCGGGCCGCGGGTGGCCGCTGGTGATCGGATCCGGCTGGAGGCGGGATGTGATCGGCGCGCGGAAACCTGCCAGGGTAAATTCAACAATTTCAATAATTTTCGCGGGTTTCCGCATATTCCCGGTGACGATTGGCTTTTGTCCTATCCCACGGACTCTGGTCCCAATGACGGGGGGAGGCTGCGGTGAAGTTAGAGCATGGCCTGAAGGTGGTCGACGCGGCACGCAGCTGGATCGGGACGCCCTACCGGCATCAGGGTTGCGTTCGGGGCGCGGGCGCCGATTGCCTTGGCTTGTTGCGGGGCATCTGGCGCGAGCTTTGCGGAACTGAGCCGGAAGCTGTCCCGCCCTATACGGCGGACTGGGCAGAACCGGGGGGCCAGGAAGCCCTGTGGCAGGCGGCAGGGCGGTGGCTTGTGCCCTGTCGCGCCGGATCGGACAGCCCCGGTGACGTGCTGCTGTTTCGCATGCGCGACAAGGGTATCGCAAAGCATCTGGGCATTGCCGCCGAGGTCGGAGAGAGCGCCAGCTTCATCCACGCCTATTGCGGACATGGCGTGGTGGAAAGCCCGCTGTCACAGCCCTGGGCGCGCCGGATCGTCGCCCGGTTCACATTCCCCGAAGGAGAGGTCTGAATGGCGACGATCGTTCTATCGGCTGTCGGGGCAGCGATCGGGGGCGGCTTTGGCGGCACGGTGCTGGGCCTGTCGGGGGCTGTCATCGGCCGCGCTGTCGGAGCGACGCTGGGCCGGGTGATTGACCAGCGCCTGATGGGGTCGGGCTCGTCCGTGGTTGAAGTGGGCCGCGTCGAGCGCATCCGGGTGATGGGGGCCAGCGAGGGTGCGGCGATTGGTCAGGTCTTTGGCCGGATGCGGGTCGCGGGCCAGGTGATCTGGGCGACGCGGTTCAAGGAAACGGTCACGACGACGCAGCAGGAAAGCCGGGGCGGCAAGGGGGGGGCGCCGAAATCGTCGGTTGTGACCGAGAGCTATTCCTATTCGGTCAGTCTTGCCGTTGCCCTGTGCGAGGGAGAGATCCTGCGCGTCGGCCGGATCTGGGCCGATGGCAACGAGATCGCGCGGGACCGCCTGACCATGCGCGTGCATGCGGGAAGCGAAAGCCAGCTGCCCGATGCAAAGATCGCCGCTGTCGAAGGGGCGGGGCGGGCCCCGGCCTATCGTGGCATTGCCTATGTGGTGTTCGAGGATCTGGACCTCACCGGTTTCGGCAACCGGGTTCCGCAATTCTCGTTCGAAGTCATGCGCCGGGCGCAAGGGGCCGTAGCCCGGACCATGACCGACATTGCCGGCAGCGTGCAGGCCGTGGCCTTGATTCCGGGCACCGGGGAATACTCCTTGGCGACGAGCCGTGTTCACTACGACGACGGGCCAGGCCTGCAGCGGGCCGCAAACATGCATTCCCCATCGGGGCAGACCGACTTTGTCACGTCGCTGGTGCAGTTGCGCCAGGAGGTGCCCCGTTGCAGGGCGGTATCGCTGGTCGTGTCCTGGTTTGGCGATGATCTGCGCTGTGGCAGCTGCACGGTGCGTCCCAAGGTTGAACAGAAGACGACAGAGGGCACGATGCCGTGGCGGGCTGGTGGCATTGGCCGGGGCGCGGCCGGGCAGATTGCCACCCTGAACGGGCGGCCGGTCTATGGGGGCACGCCGACGGATCAATCGGTGATCGAGGCAATCCGCGCCCTTCGGGCCGAAGGGCAGGAGGTGATGTTCTATCCCTTTGTGCTGATGGAGCAGATGGCGGGGAATGCGCTGCCCGACCCCTGGACGGGGGCCGCCGGGCAGCCGGTGCTGCCCTGGCGCGGCCGCATCACGCTCTCGGTGGCCCCGGGTCGGCCTGGATCGCCTGACCGGACAGCGGCAGCCTCTGCCGA